CACATCAGCATACACACATGGCCTGAGCATAATCTTGCTAAGTGTGATATATTTACATGCAGTTATAAAACTAAACCATTGGATGCAGTAGAATATATGAAAGAACGTTTCCATGCAACAGAAGTTGTAAGGTGGGCATGTGATAGATCAAGTGGTATTGACATGGTGTTATGAAATTTATAAAAGAATATACACTAAGTGATTTGTCAATATGTGATCGTCTTATAGATCTATACAAAGACGCCGACAAAATAGATTTAACTTATGCTGGTCGTGTAGGTGGTGGTAGTGTCATGCCTGAGATAAAGAAGAGTAGAGATTTTTTTATTGAAGATGCTGGTAGACTAGGAGAACCTAGTGATTATAAATTTGATTTATACAAAGAAGAATTAGATGGATTTATTGCTACTTACTTAGAATACTTGACTATACATGGTCAGGAATTTGTAATGCAAAGATTGCCACAGATTCAGTATTATAAACCTGGCGATGGTTTCTATACTTGGCACGTAGATGCATCAGGATCTGATGGATGTGATAGAGCATTTGTATACATCACATATTTGAATGACGTTCCTAATGCAGGAACTGAATTCTTCTATCAAGAATATACTGTCGAGGCAAAAAAAGGAAAGACAGTAATTTTTCCTGCAGGACTGACACACAAACACAGAGGTCAGATATCAGAAGAACATGAAAAATATATTATAACTGGATGGCTTTGGTGGGTATGAAAATTATAAAGAACTTTTTACCTAAACAATTACTTGATGCGTGTGTAGACGACTTTAGATCTAAGTTGACAACGGACTGTTGGTCTTCTAGCAATTTTGCATGGAAACCATTTTTAAGACAAGGTATACATGGATCAAATATTGCTACTACTATTCCTCAAGTATTCAGTGATGAGATATCAAAACATTTAGAACCACATGCACCTGAGTTTAAAAAGATAACATGCAGATATAATGTGTGGCAACCAGGTGCTGGTATTGGTGTACATTCTGACACTCATCATTTGTTTGGTGCAACATTATATTTGAATGAGCATTGGCATCCAAATGCTGGTGGTTGGTTTGTATGGATGGATCATGCTGATCTAAACTTAGATGAAGATCCAAACAAAACTGATGTTTACAGAGCAGTTTTACCAGAACAAAATATGCTAGTATTGAATGACTGTAGTGAGAGTCATTTAGTAACCACTGTTGCACATGATACACCTGAGTATAGATACACAATTCAGATATGGGGTGATGCATGAATAAACCTCATGTCATTCATAATGTATTGTCTCCAGAAGAGAGAGTATCATTATGGGATTATTTTGATCGTAGATCACCTTCTATGAGCACACTTGCTACATGGACATTTAATAATGCATCTTATGGACAGGGTGATCCTGTATCATGGCAACATCCATTAAGAACTGATTTAATTTTTACTAAGTGTGCTACCACAGTTAGATTGAAGATAATGAAATTTCTTAGGAGAGATATCAAACTATGTAAGATACATGCTAATGGACAGACTGCAGGACAGAATACAATGTTTCATAAAGATTGGGAAGAGCATGGTGTCTGGACATTTATATACTTCAATCAACCATACTGGGATCAAGAATGGGGAGGAGAGTTTGTATGTCAAACACCAGATGACGAGTATCATCACACACCATATTTGCCTAACACAGGTGCATTGATTCCATCTAATTGGTTACACAAAGGACAAGCACCTAACACATTGATAGGTAATGAGATTAGAACTACAATAGCTTTCTCATTTTGTGATCCTGATATTCACGATAATATAATTGCACAGAATACAAGAAAATGGTACTAGGAATTAAACAATATCCAGTAGATATTGATGGTGATGAACTTATAAATTTTATTGATACTGCTATCACAAATAAAAGTCTCACTCAAAATATGGCACACGTATCTAAACTTACCTTTAATGATGGTAAGGATGATTTCTTAGAATACGATGAACCTATAATCAAAAAATTAAAATGGTCATTCCACGATGCTTGTTCTAGATTTTGGGGTATGGATATATTTGATTATAAAATAAACTCATGGGTGTATGTAGATTGGAATGACAATCCAGTAGAACCATACATGCATTCTCATAATCCAGAAAATCCTTTTACATTATCTGGTATAATGTATTTAAAATTAGGTGAGTCTGGAACTACTATGTTTCCTATACCAAAAAGAGATCCATATTACCTACCTAAAAATTTGTTAACTTGGTTTATCTTTCCATCTAACCTACCACACATACCTGGCAAAGGTATTGAAAATGAAAAACGATATAGTTTAAGTGCAGATTTATACGCATGATGTACAGTCAAAATAGTTTCTCTTTTTTATCAGAGAAAATGCCAGAAAATTTATATCAAGAGTTACTTTCTTACACACAGAGAAGAAGGAAGGAAGAGACTTGGAATTACAATAATAAACTTGCTGGTGCATTAGAACAACAGTCTAGTTTATCTGATTGGAGTCCACAGTTTGAAAAGTATGTTGTTAAATTATCTACACAGTTGTGGTCAGAGGTGTATCAGACATGCCCGTGGGATTTTCAAGAAGCAAGAGACGTAACTCCTTTTATAAGATTGAGAAACTTGTGGGTAAATTATCAACAACAGTACGAGTATAATCCTATACATACACACACTGGTATTGTTAGTTTTGTAATTTTTACAGACATACCATATGGTTCTGAGGAAAGAGAATCTCATGATAGTAATGGTGCATTTCAATTAGAGGCAGATGTATTGCCCGTAGATAAAACTTGGAATGGTGTAATACTTATGTTTCCATCTACAACTAAACATGCTGTATATCCTTTTAGATCTACACAAAAGGAAAGGGTAACAGTGTCTGGTAATTTAATTTGGAACGTGGAAGGTGTAGATGAAGAGCATTATTAAAGACAACTGCATCAATCCTAACTATCAAGATCTCATACTAGAGACTATGAGATATGATACAGATTTTAGGTGGGTATATCATGATAACTTGAGTGAGGATGGAGAGAGTCAACTAGTGGGATTCTCTCATATGTTCTTACTAGATGGCAAATCTACTAGTAAGTATTCTGGTTTGTTCTTACCATTGATATTTGAAGCGTGTCATAATACTGGTATGACTATTTCTAAAGTCATACGTGGTAGATGTTTTTTACAGACACCTACTGTGAGAAGAAAAGAATATGATTCTATGCATGTTGACTTACCAAATCCACATATGGTATGTTTATATTATGCATCAGATAGTGATGGCGACACGTATTTCAGCGAAAGAATGTACGGAGAACCCATCGCTGAATACCCTATAAATAGTAGAGTATCACCCGTAAAAGGGCGATGCGTTTTCTTTGATGGGTTACGTTTTCACTCAAGTAGCGTACCCACAACAAAACCTAGATTTGTAATCAACTTTAATTTTATACCCTGATAACTATGGATGCTACACAACTGAAGTCAAACTTTGAAGAGCAAATTGGTAAGACCGATGCTCAAATAGTTGAACTAGAAAAGCAATTAGAGAAAGCAAAAGAATATAAACTCAAGCTTGTAGGTGGTCTAGAAACCCTAGGATTACTAGAACAAAAAGAAGAAACACCAGATAATGCACCCGCAAGCGTTGATCCTTCCTAAATAGGAAAGAAGGGATTATAGTATCTAATGGCAACGCCAACATCAAGAACTGAGTTTATAACTTATATAAAGAGAAATTTAGGCGAACCTGTGTTACAGGTCAACGTTGATGATGAACAGGTGAACAATGTTGTAGACGACACGTTTCAATTCTTCCAAGAGAATTGTTACAATGGTATGGAGCGTTGTTATCTTGTGCATGAGATAACTGCAGACGATAAAACTCGTCTTGCAGCAACTACTGACACAACTAAGGTAGATGCTGGTGTAACCACTACTTGGAAAGAAGCAACAAACTTTATTCCTATACCAGATCATGTAACTGGTATTAGTAAAGTATTTGGAATGGTGGGTAACTCTATTCGATCCAACTTGTTTGGTATTGAGTATAGGATATTCTTAAATGACTTGTATGCTTTTGGATCCCTCGATATCTTAAACTACTTTATGACCAAGCAATATCTAGAGACTCTAGATATGGTTTTAAACAATGGTTCATTCCAACAGTTTAGATATACTCAGCGTCGTGATCGTTTGTATCTTGATATAGATAAGGACTTCCTACAAGAAGGACAGAATCTATTGATAGAGGCACATCGTCTGATAAACCCAGATGATGCTACGGAAATGTACAATGATATATTTGTAAAGAGATATGCTACTGCGTTGTTGAAGAAACAATGGGGTATGAATCTAATCAAATATAATAACGTACAACTACCTGGCGGTGTAACACTCAATGGTAGAGAAATATATACAGACGCATTAGCAGAAATTGAGAAAATCGAAGGCGAGGTTCTCAGTAAGTACGCTATACCGCCAATGGATATGATCGGATAAAATGCCTACTAGTCCCTATTTCCCAACTTATCATCAAGGTCACAGTGGTGAACAAACCCTCGTTCAGAATCTTGTGGATGAGCAAATCAAACTCTTTGGTTCTGACATATACTATCTACCTAAAACGGTATTAAAAGATGCCACTTTAGACGAAGTTAGATACACCAAATTCCAAGATCAATTTCAAATAGAAATGATGTTAGTAAACGTCATGGGTTTTGGAGACAATGCAGAATTTGTAAGTAAGTTTGGTTTACGTATCACAGACGAGATAATTTTTCGTGTGTCTACGAATAGATGGGATGAGGAAGTAGCAGAGCATAGTATGTCTGCAAAACTTGAGGTTCCTAGCAGACCTAATGAAGGAGACTTACTATACTATCCTCTTACAGAAGATTTGTATGAAATCAAATACGTTGGAAAGGAAGAACCTTTCTTTCAGTTTGGTAAGATTCAATTCTATGCACTGACTGCAGAACTATACGAGGTTGGTTCAGACGACCTTGCTACTGGTGTTGCAGAGATAGATGCTATAGAGGAGTTGTTCGATACTGCTATTGCTTTGACAATGGGCGTTGGTGGCACAGGAGATTTTACTGCTGGTGAAACAGTAACTGGTGGTACTACTTCTACAACTGCAGAAGTCAAGTCATGGGATAGTTCTACAAGAATACTACAGGTAATTAATAGGACTGGAACATTTGCAGCAAATGAATCACTTACAGGAAACAACAGTGGTGCTGTATGGGTTGTATCAACCTTTGACACATTACAGGATACAAATAGTGAGTACGATCAGAACAGGCAAATTGAAGACACTGCTGACAATATAGTTGATTGGTCAGAGGGTAATCCATTTGGTGAGTTTGGTAATTTTACAGGTAGCATATAATGTTAGGATCACATTTTTACAATCAGATAGTTCGTAAGAACATCATAGCGTTCGGAACACTCTTTAATAATATTACATTGAAGAGCACTGATCCAAGTTCTGGTGCTGTACTAGAAGAGATGAAAGTTCCGTTAGCATACGGTCCTAAACAGAAATTTATTGTAAGACTAGAAGAAAATACTAGCAATAGAAAAGTAGCAATCACTCTACCAAGATTGTACTTTGAGATGACTAGCATAGATTACGATGCTACTCGTAAGACATCTCCTATTCAACAATACAAAACAATTATCAATGATAATGGTGGCGAAGTAAGAGTGCAGTATGTACCAGTGCCATACAACTTATCATTTGAACTTGGCGTAATTGCTAAGTCACAAGACGATGCTCTACAGATTACAGAACAAATACTACCATATTTTCAACCCTCTTTTTCTGTTACTCTCAACATGATTCCTGACATGAATGAGAAGAGAGATATCGCTGTAGTCCTTAACAACGTATCGTATGAGGATACGTGGGATGATAGTTTCTATGAACGTAGATATATCATTTACACTCTAAACTTCCAGATGAAGACTTACCTATACGGTCCTTACAATACATCAGATGTTATCAAGAAAGCAATTATACATGAAACTCTTGGTGATAGAGCAGTAAACCGTAGAGCTATAACTAGAACATATACACCTAAAGCAAAAACTGATATCAACCAAGATGGTCAGATTGATGCAGCTGATGATGTGTTAGTAGATGCTGGTGATGATTTTGGATTTAATGAAGGGATAGAATTCTTATGAACCTAGAAGATAACATGGAAGAACTTTTGAATATGGAAGTGGAACATGTAGAAAAACCACCAGCACCTAAAGTAAAATCTCAAGCAGATGATAGGAAGAAAGACTATGAGTATACTCGTGGTGAACTATACTCTTTAATAGATCAAGGTCAGGAGGCAGTGAGAGGTGCATTAGAAGTTGCACAGGAAAGTGGTCACCCTAGAGCATATGAAGTTGCTGTAGCAGCAATGAAACATGTATCAGAGATGACAGAAAAATTACAAGCATTGCACAAGAATATGAAAGACCTTGATGAAGATAAGTCAGGTCCTAAAAATGTTACTAACAATGCCATGTTCGTTGGTAGCACTACAGAGTTACAAAAAATGCTTAAGGAAATGGGTGGTGGCAAGAGATAATTACATAAATAGATTCTGTATAACCTGATGGTATTATGATAGACTACAAACAATTTAAAAGACTTAGCGAGTCTGCCATACGGGATAACGAGATTTTAGATGAAGCAGCCTGGACAAAGAAGGCTGGCAAGAACAAAGAAGGTGGACTTAACGAGAAAGGAAGGAAGTCTTACGAGAGAGAAAATCCTGGATCTGACCTTAAAGCACCAACAAAGAAGGTTGGAAATCCCCGTCGGACATCATTTTGTAAACGAATGAAAGGAATGAAAAAGAAATTAACTTCTGCAAAAACTGCCAGAGATCCCGATAGTAGGATCAACAAATCACTAAGAGCTTGGAATTGCTAACATAAATTATTAATTCATCATTAATATTGGTTTTATGCTATAATTGTAGGTATAATTATAGTATGAATTCTATATTAAAATGCGTCTTAATAATGGCGATATCCATGATTGCATTCGTGCTTGTTTGATGTATCAAGATCAAACAGGTTCAGAAGAGATATGGGAAAGATATGATGATTTGATTCATAAACTTAGAATTTATGCAGATCAACATTCCCCGTCGGAACCATGAGAATAAAAACCAGATTCGAGACCTTTTCTAAAAATGAAAAGGAGATGTTAGCAGAAGCACTTTGGAGAAGACAAAGATGCTACATTGCAGGAGACAGAAAATTTAACGAGTATGGTAAAATGCTGTCAGAAGTCCTAGACGAAATGGACTATCAACCTGGCAGAGTAGTATAAATACCTATGATGAAATTGATATTATGTTCAGTAAAGAAATAAAGGAAGGGACAAAGAAGTCTCATTCTGCAGCAGAGAACACAAAATTTGTTGCAGGATTTCTTAGAGGTGTAGTCGATCCAGAGGAGTATCGTAAACTACTTACCAATTTTTGGTTTGTGTATGATACTATGGAGAAACGCATTCAAAAAACTAGAGACCCATTAGCAAAGACATTGCAACAATGGCAAGCAGTTTTGAATCGTACATCATTCTTGGAAAGAGATCTTGTATATTATTACGGTCCTTACTGGAGAGAGAAACAAGTACAGTCAGATGCCTGTAAAACATATTGTTACAGGATCAATGAAGTAGCAGACAAAGATCCATATCTTCTTATTGCTCATCATTATACTAGGTACATTGGAGATCTATCTGGTGGACAAATATTGAGAGGTATCGCCAAGAGTGCA